CAAGGTGGCTTGCTGACCAGCAGGAACCACCGCCACGTTCCCGCCTGAGTTGGTGGTGAACGTGATGGTGAAGTTGGACACTGTGCCGTCCGTCTGGTTGGTGATGTAGTACACCTGAATGGTCGGCGGCACAATGACGGTCACATTGCCAGTCAAGGTGCCTGTGTACTTCTGCACCACGTTGGTGGCCTCTGCCGATGTCAGGGTGTAGGTTCCTGTCACCACCGCCTTGGTCAACTGGGTGAAGTTGAACTGCGCTGCTTGGCCCAAGCCAACGGTGTAGAAGGCTGTGCCAGAGCAGCAGATGATGCAGGAGTCGGCTGGCTGCAAAGCAATGGATGCAACGCCGTTGATGAGTCCCGAAGCAGGGGTCACAGTCAGCGTACCGGTTCCGCCGTTGCGAATCAGCATGAACCAGTCATTTCCCAACGTGGTGGCTGCGGTGAGGCCGAGCGTTGCTGCTCCACCAGTCCAAACATAGGATGCCGCTCGGTCAGATGCTAATGCTGTGTATGCGGATGAAAATGTGGTGACGGGATGGGCGGTGTTTAGGGTGCTGGTGATTGCCTTCAAGCCATACCCAGCAAGCGCCGCCGCGTCCACGTTGGATGAGCCAACACCAAACTGAATCAGACCCCAAGTGCCCGAGGTGGTGCTGTTGGTTCTGATGTAGATGTAGACAGCCGTGCTTGGCGCAACGGTGGCAATTGCGTTTACTCCAAGGTAGTCCTTGACCGTGAATGAGTAAGAGCCAGTGTTGCGAATCAATGCATCTTGACCAACCGATGTCTGATTGGCTGGCGGCATCAACAGCGAGAAAGCGCCCGTAGACGATGTCGAGGACACATCCATGATGCGTGCGGCTGCATCATCCAACGCGCTGCCATTGATAGGCCACGTTAGCTGGTTGGTTGCGTTCAGCGTAATCGAGCGGTATGAGACATCCGTAGGCTGGATGACTTGGCCCGTGAAGGGGGAGGTAAAGGTGGTCATGTATCCCTCGCAATTGCTTGGCGGTCAGCCACACGGATGGCATTTTCGTTTTGTAGGACGGCGATGATTTTGTCGTACTGCGCCTGCCACATTGGGATGCGCTCGTCGTTCTTTAAGAAGGGCATGGCTTGCAACAGCGAACCATACAAAAGAGCCTGCGGGGCGTACTCGGTGAACCAGTTGGACTGGTTGGAGGAGTCGAGCGGCTGGTTGCGCTCGTAGTACAGCACCTCGTAGGTGTATCCAGTTGCCGGGGTTGGAACCACCAACCAGTGGTCGTAGTCGTAGTCGCCAAAGTATTTGGGGATGTCCGTCATGGTCTGGTCGGGCCAGTATTCACGCAGGTACTCGTAGGTGCGCAGCAGGACTGGCTGGCGTACTCCAGCAACCGAGACGTTCATGGAGACCGTCTTGCGCCAGCGGGCGGGCTTGGGGATGATGTTCTCAGCTTGCGTCATGGTGCTGGTGACCACCACCAGATTGCCCAAGAACTTGATTTCGGACGCAATAATCTGCTCCGCAAACATGATGAACTGCGGAATCTTGTCAATCGTTTGCGTGTCGGTACGCTCCAGATAGGTCGTAATGTCATCGACCAAGCTGTCATACGTCATTACTGCTGCTACGGTCATGGTTCAGTCCTTGTATACAGCGATTGTAAGGTTGGGGTTTAGGCCATCATTGACTCGGCAGCGTCTTGAACGTGGTCTACGCGGGCCAGCCAGCCCTTCAGGAACTTTTGCTGGGTGGGGTTGTTGGTGGCGAGGCCGTTGTAGAAGCGCTGCTTCTGCTCGGCAAAGTTCTTCAGCAACACGGCAGGGTCTGTCTTAGCTACACGCCCCAGAGTTCCCGCGCCGATAACACCATCGTCCACGGCACCCACAGCCCGCTGGAGGAACTTTGCGGCTCGAGAGACCCCTGCGTTCACCGCAAAGTCAAAGACGGCGTAATCGACGCCTACGGGCAGGTCATCGCACTTCACCAAGTTCCAATACATCTGCTTGTAGAACGGCTTGACGGTTTCCTGCTTCAACGCCTTCATCTCGCCGGGCTGGATGGCTCGTTTGAGATATGCGCCCCAAGCGTCGATGGTCACGCCTAAATTGGTCTCACCGCCACGGTCTGCTGGGTCGTTGACGTACCCGCCCTCAGATTTGATGATGCGGGCGAAGGAGGCGTCAAAGTTTTCTTTCATGGTTTTGGCTCTTCATCTTTCTCGCCGTGGGACAGTTTCACGCCAGCCAACAGGCCGATAAAACCGCCGACGATAGTTTGAAACGCTGGCGAGATGAGCTTGAAGATTTCGCTGTTGTCCACGATTGGGTCAAACAGGCCAGCCATCAGCACAGCAACCATGCCGATGATGACCACGCACAGGGTGAAGCTGACCATGAGGGTCACGAAGAACGTCAGCTTGGCCTTCATTTGATGGCCTCCGCTTTTGACAACAATTCGGTCTTGCGCTGGCTCCCTGCGGTTGAGCCAAAAAAGAAAGAAAGCACTTGGTCTGCCTTGGCGGACAAGTACCCAATCAAAGTGCCAGCCATTACAGAGTCAATTGTGGAGAACCCCGCCAGCGTTGAAACAACCACGCCAACAAACGAGGTAACTATGATGACCGCCAACAAGGGGACAAGATAGGATTTGGTGGCAACTTGCATATCGCGTGCGGATTTGCGGTCTGCCACGGCCAATTGTTCAAAGTCGATGTTCATCGACTGGGCCTGCTTTTTCAGTTCCAACTCAGCAATTTGGATGGAGGCCACCTGCTCTGCGGTCAGCTTGTTGCTGTTGAGGACATCCTGCACTTCCTCTGGAGCGATATTCAAGGTTTTAGATACAGCGGCCAAGGCCATACCAGCCAACGGGCCACCAAGAGCCGTAACGACTGTCGGGGCTATTGCTTTGAGCCATTCCATGATGTTCTCCTTACTTGTCAGCCTTGCTGTCGAGCTTGTCAAATATCTGCTTCAAGATGGTCTTCACCTCGGCAATGTCCTCGCGGTAGTCGCCCTTAATGACGTAGGTGGTCGGCATCGCGTTGACCTTGTCTTCGAGCTTCTGAATCTGACGGGTCATGTTGTTCAAGACGTAAGCGGCCAGAAACCCAGCAATCACCACGACAAGATTGAATAATTGCTGGTTTTCCACGTTTACTCCACTACGGTTGCGTCGGTCACTGCGGGTTGCGCCAAGGAGTTCTTGAGGAACCCAAAGAATGCATCCCGACCAACTTGCATCTGGTCTACGTTAAATTTTGCCGAGCCAAGTTTGCGGTCTAAATCCGCGACATGGTTGACCAAGATTTGCTGCTCTTGGGTCATGTCCTCAAACTGGTACTCAACGCCGTCGATAGAGATGGGAGTTTTAGTATTTGCCATCATCGTCCTTTCAATGCGCCACCAAGGTCGGGTGGTGGCTTCCCGTTACGCGCTCCAAGGCAGGGGTTGTAAAGAGGGGGAAACGGGCGGATTCACGATGCTGTTGAGTTGGCCCTGCACACACGCCTGCATATTGCTCACGGTCTGCGGGTCAGCCCAGCCAACCACCTGTGCTTCGGTCAGTTGAGCGTAGGGCGTGAACGCCTCGCCCTGCTGGATAGTGAACTGCTGGCTGAAGCCAATGTCGGCGGTGTTCGCGCCGTCTACCCCAGCGACGAGGTAGTTGACGTTCACGACAACATCGGTCTGCCCTGCCTCTTGGGGCAGCGTGTACATCTGGGTTACGGTGGTGGTAAAGGTAGTCATGATATTTCCTTTAAGGTCGGGTTGATTCGAGCGCGGCAATGCGGGCCATTAGGGTAGCAATAATTTCATCTTGCGTTGGCTGGGCTTGTTTGGCTGCCTGTTCAGCATCCCATACAGCTTTCATGGTGGCTGCATCTTCCAACTCTTTAGTAGTCAGTTCAATTACTGTTTGTTTACCAGTTTGGGTATTAACTTCAATTCGTGTGGGCATGGTGTTTACTCGTAAAAAATGTTGACAGTGCCAGCGTCAAAGGTATCCGTACCGTTGACTGTGGTGATGCGGAGGCGGTCTAGTGTTCCTGAAAGGGTGACGGAGCCACCAGAAGAACCAGCATTTCCATTTGATGCGCCAAAGCTATATGAAGATGCTGAAACCCAAGCATTTGAACCAATTAAAGTAATTATTAAAATGCCCCAAGTAGTATCTGAAGACCCTGCTGCTGCGTCAAACACAAGTCCATTCGTAGAACCTACAGTGCCGCCAGAACGAATTGCCATTGAGGTATATCCAGTTGTCTGAACAGACCCTGCGCCAAGTTGTACTTGTCTGCCAGAACTTCCGTTGGTACTTAATCCGTTGAACATCACAGTAATGCGTTTTACCGTAGCTGGAATGCTGGTGTAATCAATACTTGTGCCGCTAGTAGACGCAACAGCAGTGCCTGATGTAATGCCGCCACTTGCTGTCGCCCAAGTAGGCGCGGCCCCAGAACCACCCGATGTAAGCACTTGACCAGATGTGCCGTAGCTAGGCGTTGAGCCAATACCAAATGCGCCGCTTGAGTTGTAGGTTTGGCGCACATTGCCATCACCGTCCGACAGCACGATGTAGTTGCTGCCAGTAGCAGAGATGGGAGCAGCAGAGCCGTTGTAACGACCAATAATGGTGTTCTTGGAACCAGTGGTCACTGATGAACCAGAAGCATGACCAACAAATGTATTTGCTGCACCTGTTGTGTTGGCGTTGCCAGAATTTGTTCCAACAAATAAATTTGATGCGCCTGTTGTATTGCTTTGACCAGCCCCTGACCCAATAGCGGTGTTGTCGCTGGCGGTGGTGTTGGAGTAGAGGGCAGATTCACCAACAGCGGCGTTATTTGCTCCCGATGTGTTGGCAAGCATCGCGTTATGCCCAACAGCCGTGTTGTTACCTCCGGTGTTGCTATTCAGTGCTTGCACACCAAATGCCGCATTATTACCACCTGTCACATTGGTTTGCAATGCAGCTTTACCAAACGCTGCGTTCTCTGCGCCAGTAGTGACCGACAACAAAGCATTCTGACCAACAGCCGTATTCCACTGTCCTGTGGTATTTGCTTTCAACGCGCCTGAACCTACCGCCGTTATTGCTGGGGCAGTTGTGTTTGCGTAAGCCGCTTGATAACCCACAGCGGTGTTGTCGCTGGCGGTGGTGTTGGCATCAAGGGCTTGGTAACCCTGTGCAGTGTTGTTGCTTCCCGTAGTGTTTGCGCGAAGTGCAGCAGTTCCAACAGCTATGTTGTAGTTGCCAGTAGTATTTGACCCTAATGCACCGTCAACGCTTTCGTCATTGCCGCCAACGCCAGTATTACCTGTTCCAGTTGTATTAGCACCTAAAACATTTGCTCCAATAGCGGTAATGTGCCCGGTAGTGTTGAGGCGACCAGCCTGCCACCCCACAGCGGTGTTTCTGCTTGCTGTTGTGTTGGAGAGGAGGGCGGTAAGTCCTATGGCTGTATTGTTAGCGCCAGTAGTGTTTAAATGGATAGCCTGATACCCCACAGCGGTGTTACCGGCGGCAGTGGTGTTGTATTGGAGGGCCGATGTGCCAATTGCTGTATTAGTTGCGCCGGTCGTATTACTATACCCCGCCTGATACCCCACAGCGGTGTTGTTGCTGGCGGTGGTGTTGGACTTTAATGCGCCATTACCAACTGCTACGTTGTTTTGACCTGTTGTATTTGCAAATAACGTAGGATTACCAGAAGAATCATTACCACCAATAGCTACGTTATATGCACCAGTAGTGATGTTGTTTGCAGCGGCATATCCAATTGCTGTGTTATAGGAAGCGGTATTAGTTCCGCTTTGAAGCGTACCTTGACCAATTGCGACGTTTCCGCTACCTGTGGTAATAGCGTATCCAGCCTGATTGCCAAGGCTTGTGTTACTTGCACCAGTAGTATTGCTGTAAGCGGACTGATAACCAACTGCGGTGTTGCTGCTTGCGGTGGTGTTAAGGGCAAGCGCACCATAGCCTACTGCGGTATTATTTGCGCCAGTTGTATTGGTAGTCGACGCAAGATACCCTACAGCAGTGTTGTATGTGCCAGTGGTATTTGCCGCCAAAGCGCTTACACCAACAGCACTGTTGCTTGCGCCAGTGGTATTTGAAACCATTGCAGAATGTCCAACTGCTGTATTCCCTGTTCCAGAGGTATTTGAGTTTAGTGTTCCGTACCCCAACGCGGTTAAAACATTTCCGGTATTTGAACCCGCCAAAGCAAGATTACCAACAGCGGTGTTTTGCGCAACAGCACCAGCGCCTCGGCCTACGGTGAGTCCGTAGACAGTCAGGTCAGTACCTGAGTACAGCAAGTTAGCGGAGCTTGTCTCAAGCCCGCCGGTAGTTGTGTAGACCACACGGCCCGTGGTCAGGCCAGAGTTGGTGATGGAGGACGAGGACAGCGTCGTGCCGTTCCATGTCAAGCTGGCAGACCCGGCCAAGACGCCCGAAGAGTTGAACTGAATCTGGGTGTTGCTGCCGCCCGCTGGGCCAGATGTGGCTCCCGCAAGCAGGGTCACCACGTTGCTGCTGTTCTTGTAGTACAGCTTGCCGTCGTTGGTGTTCAGCGCAAGCTCACC